CATAAGGCGTATCAGTCGCTGCTGCAGTCTGAGTAGTGGTATCCCAGAATGAACCCCAGCTACCCTGCGCTCCGCCAAGCCCAGCATCACCCTTATCACCAGTGCGCACAAATGTGATGTCTACATCCACACCATTTGCCCACGTAGTTACAGAACCTGAAAGCCAAACAATAGGAACTTCAAAATAGGTATCATGTGAATAGTGGTACCCATTGATTGCATAATAAGCAAAGTTATTTGGATTGCCCACTTCTTCAATGCGGAAGTGACCCTTGATAGTTGACGTAGAATCATCAATAGTTTCAAGGTAAGCAGATGCGTCAACGCCATCAAAGTCAAAGTAGCTAATATAAAGTTCGGTAGCGCCATGAATAGTGTTATTTAGTTTCAGGTTTCCTGACCCTGGGTTAGAGTCTGCCGTATCAGTTAGATAGTTGTACTTAAAAACTGCACCACCAAACGCACCAGTTGGACCCTGAATACCTTGGTCTCCCTGAATGCCTTGAATACCCTGTGGACCCTGAGGTCCAGTAGCACCAGTATCACCAGTGTCACCCTTGTCACCCTTGATACCTTGGATGCCTTGGATACCTTGGTCGCCCTTGTCGCCCTTAGCACCCTGAGGACCCACCTCGCCCTGAATACCCTGAATACCCTGAGGACCAATCTCACCCTGAATACCCTGAGGACCAGTAGCACCCTGAATGCCCTGAATACCTTGGTCACCCTTATCACCCTTAGCACCAGTTGCACCAGTAGCACCAGTAGCACCAGTCAAACCAATAGGACCCTGAGCACCAGTAGCACCAGTAGCACCAGTTAGACCAGTTTCACCCTGAACACCCTGAATACCCTGAAGACCAGTATCGCCCTTGTCACCCTTATCGCCCTTGACGCCCTGAATACCTTGGATGCCCTGAATGCCTTGAATGCCCTGAATGCCGCGAGGCAAATCAATTACAGAAGAACCCCAAGCGTTCGTACCATTAGCCTTCGAATACAAGTAAAGTTTTGTCTCATCTGCAGGGTCCTTAACCAAAGCCCATACGGCAGAACTAGCAGGCGTAGGATACTCAGCAAGCAAAGTAGCGGCATCCGGATACACTGCAATAAAATCAGCAGGCAAACCAGTAATACCTTGAATGCCCTGAATACCCTGAATACCTTGAATACCCTGCAAAGAAGCCAGCCACTGAGCCTGCGTACCAACATAACCGTTAGCCAAAGCAATCTGGTAAGCCGACAAACCTGCAGTACCCTGCGTCATATACGCAAGAGAAACCCAGTTCGACGTGCCGTTGCCAATCTTGACTTTCATAGTGTCAGTCTCAACAGCAAACTCACGGTCAGCAAGAACAGGGTTAGCTGCAGTCCAAGCAGCAGCAGTACCACCGCGTAGTTGCAAACGAACAGTCATTAGATTCCTCCACCGTCAAAAGTTGGCAAACCGCCAAAAACCGAAGTTGGACTACCGCCGTCTATGTTCATCCATCCGCCCTCAAGGTCATCAAATTTGATGCGCTTAGAAGACTTACCATCATGCACATGGTCACCGGGAGACGCCTGCGAAGGACCAGACCCAAGGGTGTGGTGCAAAGCAAGCGCACTAGAATCCTTATCGGAATTCATGTGGAAGAGGTTGACCTCTTCTGATGACGGGCTAATAGGCATGTTAGAATTCTATCGCATACCGGAGGAGACGACCATGAGTAAAGCAAAGCAAATCGGCACGGCTGCCGAAACCGCTGTACGCAAGCACCTACTTGCACAGGGATACAGCGAACTAGAAGCACACCGCAACGTTCTAAAAGGAACAAATGACGAAGGTGATGTTTGGCTACGCGAACCACTACGCGGACTAATCGTCTTCGAAATCAAAGGTGGCAAGGCTGCTAAGGAGGCTTCATATGGGCAAATCGAAAAATGGTTCCAAGAAGCCGAAACTGAAAAAGCCAATGCAAATGGTCGCTTTGGTTTCCTCGTCACTCAGCGTGCTGGTGTGGGTGCTCCACGGGCTGGTGAATGGTGGGCTTATGCAAAACTCGGAGACCTATTTGAACTTCGCAATCACCTCCCTAGTACTGACGCTACCCTTGTGCGTATACGTCTACAAGAACTGGTTGGACTAATCCGTGGCGAGAGATAACTTCAACCTAGAAGATGCCCTGCGTGGGCTTGGCGAATCAATCCAAGAATCTGCTGCGCTACCAAATCTTTACAACTACAAAGCCTCGCCAAAACAGGAAGCATTTCATGCCCTGCCACAAAAAGCACGCCTATACATTGGCGGTAACCGTTCAGGCAAATCGCTAGGCTCAACCATTGAAGGAATCTACTGGGTTACTAAAACCCACCCGTTTCGTAAGATGCCTGATGAGCCAATCCGTGGACGAGTGGTCGCAGTTGACTTCCTAAACGGTGTAGACAAAATTATCCTCCCACTCTGGAAGCAGTGGCTACCAAAGAAGTACCTAATCAATGGTTCATGGGAAGATTCATACTCTCGCGAACGCCACGTACTAACACTCAACAACGGCTCATTCGTAGAGTTCATGTCGCAAGACCAAGACCTAGATAAGTTCGCAGGTTCATCCCGCCACTTCATCCACTTTGACGAAGAGTGCCCAAAAACTGTGTGGCAAGAATGTTTAGCCCGACTCATCGACACCGACGGCGACTGGTGGATGTCGCAAACCCCAGTCCAAGGCATGGAGTGGATTCTCGAAGACGTATACATCCCAGCACAAGAAGGAACCAAAGACATTGGCATCGTTGAAGCAACTATGGACGATAACCCAACACTCTCTAGAGAAGCTATCGCACGCTACATGGAGTCGCTCACCCCAGAAGAGCAACTCATTCGACGTAACGGACAGTACGTCCATCTTGGCGGTGCAGTCTTTCCAGAATTCAGTCCTCTCACACACTGTATTCCTAAAGGACAGTTCAAACCCACTGGCAAGCATCGAATTATTCGAACAATGGATAGCGGATACACCAACCCCACCGTCTGGTTGTGGATGGCAGTTGACAAAGATGGAACTATTATCGTCTTCAGCGAGTACCACAAAGCGAGAGAGAATGTTGACTACCACTCCAAAGAAGTTAATGCTCGGACGAAGAAAATTCTACGAGAGTCAGGTGCGGAACTTTACCTTACTACCGGGGACCCGGCAATCAAACAAACAAAAGAGCATACCGGAACCTCAATCCAGCAAGAGTACGCGAAGCATGGCATCTACATTGCAGTAGACCAGATTCCTAACGACCGACGTATTGGTCTGGAGCGCATCCAGCAGTACATGAAAGTCAACCCAAAAACAAACAAGCCATACCTTATGTTCACGGATGACTGCCCAGAACTAATTGCAGAAATCCCTAAACTAAAATGGAAAAAGCACGCATCTCCAAAGATTGCTGAGATGAAAAACAAGCTAGAGGAAATCCGCGACAAGGACAACCACTGCTATGACGCATTGAAATATGCAATGACTTTCATGCCAGACTTGACCCCTGCAGAATACTCTTCAGAGAACCAAAGCCAAGCGTTCCACTCAGCATTTAGGGAGCAGTTTGGTGCAACAAGCAAATTTACAGAGTATGATGAGCCTGACCCTTGGGGTCAAGAATGGCGCACAACGTCATCAATTAGTGAACTAGAAGGATAAAGAATGAGACACTTTAACTATTACGAAAATGGCGGACCATTTCCCTCGTCATGCGTATCCTGTGGTGCAAACAAAAACATTTATGGGCTAACCCGAGAGCTACTATCAGGTGGCGAAGCGCAAATTTGCATAACTTGCATCAAGGAACTATCAGAATTTATTGGTTGGGCTAACCCAATCCCACTAGAAGAAGAAATCGACACCCTTAAGATGGACGTCGAAGCACACGAAAGAGAACTCGCAAGAGTGCCAGACCACGTAGAGGAACTTATCAATGGAATTCGCAGCAGCGTTACTGATTTTATCTTTGCTATTTCTTACGGCGACAGTGTACCTCGTCCAGAGGATGACAAAGAGCCTGAACTACCAGTCTCACAACCTTCTACAAGCATCAACAATGCAAAAAGAAGTGCTAATCCACCTATCAAACCTGCTAGCAAGTAAAGACCCACTAGCATTCCAGCAAGTACAGGCAGTAACTGTTGCACCTGCCTATCCAGAAGAAACTGGTTATACTGGACTTTATAAGACTGGCGAAGAATTAGAGCTTGAAGAAGCCGAAAGAAACCTCTCTGCCATCTTCGATACGTATAACTGATTCGGAATAGGCTTATGGCAAACGAACAATACTTTGACGGCAAGACTGGGCAGTACATTTCTGGTACCCCAGTTGAGGGCGAGCTTGCTAACGACAGCATCCTCAACCAGTTCAAGCGCAAGGACGAAGCGAAGAAACTAGTCGCTTGGGTTAAGTCTGAGTACGAAAAAGCCAAGCAGGCTCGCAAGCAGGAAGAACAAGACTGGTACCTACAGTTGGCGTTCTACAACGGCACCCAGTACCGCGATTGGACTGAGGTCGTCAAGGGCGCACCAAAGCAGCTAATTGAAGCGCCAAACCCCGCCGGAACTCCACGCATCGTTGTCAACAAAATTGAACCAATCATCCGAACTGAGATTGCTAAGACCTCATCAGGTCACCCAAGCGCAACCGTTGTACCAGCATCAAACGACGACGATGACCTAATGGCTGCAACTGCTGCCGAGCAGGTCTGGCAGGCAATGTACGACAAGGCAAACTTCCAGACCGACGTCCTCCAGAAGTCTGAGTTCTGGCGTGCAGTCTGCGGTAACGTCTTCACCAAAACCTACTGGGACCCGTCGGCACGAGAAATCACCCCAACCCCAGTCGAAGACCCATACACTGGCGAACGCAAAATTGTTCAAAAAGAAACCTCAAAGGGCGACGTAGCATTCGAAGTCGTCTCACCATTCCACCTCTTCGTACCAGACCTTGCAGAAGAGAACATTGAAAACCAGCCATACCTATTCAATGTTTACACCAAGTCAGAGAACTGGGTGAAGAGCACCTTCGGTGGAGTACTACCAAGTGACTTCAAGCCTGCAAAGGTATCAGCAACTGAAATCATGGACGCAACCATGATGGACGTAAAGGGTGGCAACACTGCAAAGCCAGACGCCGTACTCGTAATCGAAATGTGGGCAAAGCCAAACGGTTGCCCATTCCTACCAAAGGGTGGTCTAATCACCATCGTCGATAACGAAATCGTACAGTTCGCAGAAAACGGTATTCCTTACTCGCACAAGTCATACCCATTCGCACACGCATACTCAATCCCAACTGGACGCTTCTACCGTCGCTCAGTAATCAAGAACCTAATCCCAATCCAGCGTGAACTAAACCGCACCCGCTCACAAATCATTCAGGCAAAAAACCTCATGGCTAAGCCTCAGATGATGTACCACGAAGGTGCAGTAGACCCACGCAAGCTGTCAGCAAAAGCAGGTCTATGGATTCCAGTCCGTCCGGGCTTTGCAATGCCACAGCCAGTCCCAATCCAGCCACTACCAAGTTACGTACTACAAGAAGTGCAGCAACTTGAATCAGACTTTGAAGACCTATCAGGTCAGCACCAAGTCTCACGTGGACAATCAGGTGGCGTAACCGCAGCAACTGCAATCAACTACCTACAGGAACGCGACGACGCCTACCTAACTACCATCTTTGCAAGCATCGAAGCTGCAGTAGAAAAGACCGCTAAGCAGGCAATCTCACTATTCATCCAGTACGTCACCACCCCGCGTCTAATCAAAACCATTGGAACCGATGGAGCATTCGACGCAACCGTACTAGCAGGTGCAGACATCGCATCAGGCAACGACATCCGCATCGAATCAGGCTCAGCGCTCCCAACCTCAAAGTCTGCACGACAGGCTCTGATTACAGAGTGGATGAAGATGCAGTTCATCACCCCTCAAGAAGGTCTAAAGATGCTCGACATGGGCATGCTCAAGAACTTCTACAACCTAATCAAGTTGGACGAGAACCACGCTGCACGCGAAAACTTGCAGATGAAGCGCCTAACCCCAGAAGAAATTCAGCAGTTCCAAGACGCATGGGAACAGGGCGCTGCAGCAGGTCAACCAGACAAGATTGTTCCGGGACAAGTCGACGCAAACGGTCAACCAATCCCACTTGCAGTCCCAGCCGTCGTACAGGTACACTCATACGACAACCACGCTGTACACATCGAAGTACACAACCGCTTCCGTAAGTCGCAGAGCTTCGACATCCTGCCAGACGAAATCAAGGCAGAGTTCCAGAAGCACATCTCGATGCACGAAAACGCTTTGCAGCAGAAAATGATGCAAGAAGCAGCAATGGGTCAAGCACCTAATGCTGCAGGAGCCCCTCAGGCTTTGCCGTCTGAGGCTTCACAAATGCCTGCTCAAGCAGGTCTAACCTCAACGCAACTACAGTAAGGAAATAAATGTCTGACGAGACGCAGGTAACACCTGAGCAGACTATTGAAGATAATGCTTCAGTAGAAACTTCATCAGTTGAAGAAACTAAAGTACATCCCGCATGGGACAAGATGCTTGCAGAGCTACCTGAAGCATGGCACTCAAAAGTAACCCCTTACCTTCAGGAAAACGAACGCAACTTCCAGAAGCAGATTGAACAGTTCACCCCATACAAGGAATTCATCGAAGAAGGTGTCTCTCCAGAACTAATGCGTGGCGGACTAAATATTGCCCGCGCAATCGAATCTGACCCAACAGAGGTTTACAACAACCTAAAAGACTACCTATCTAGTCAGGGACTGCTAGCCGAAGAAGCCAAGCAGATGGCTAAGGACATCATGGAAGAAGAGTCTGGTGAAGACTTCGAAGACATGTTCGACGGTGAAAAAGTTCCAGCAGCTCTACAGAAGGAACTTGACGCCCTAAAGGCTAAGACTGCAGAAGTAGACGACTACATCTACCAGCAGGAACTTGCAAAAGAAACCGAAAATGTCACCTATGCACTTGAGGCAGAAATGGACAAACTTCGTAAGGCTCACGACATTTCAGAAGCCCACGAAGTAGCCATCTATGACCTAATGAATGCTGCACTAAATGCTGGACGAGACATCAGCGTAGCCGAAGCAGCAAAACAGCTTCAGGCAATGATTGGCTCATTTGCACCAGCTAGCACAGAAGAAGAAGCACCCACTATCATGGGTTCTGCTGGCGGAGCAGGCGTACCTTACCAGTCACTAACCATCCCAAAGGATGACAAGGGCAAGAAGGAAATGCTACAACGCATGTTCGAGGAGCGCCAGCGACAGATGTAAAGACATCTGACATCAAACCCCGTCAATAAAAGGCGGGGTTTTTTGTATCATACCTACAAAAGAACTGTGCTACTATACAAATATCTACGTACAGCCACTAAGAGTGGTCAGGGCAAGCGATAACACTAACTTTCGTTTTTTTCTTTTACTCTTAGGAGAGTGAATCACATGGCAGGTCAGGGAATCCTAACCTTCGCAAGTGACGCGCTGAAGCTCGTTTATGGCGACCTTCACGAACAGCTTGCAGACAAGAACCCAGCACTGGAGTTCATCGAATCATCAGCACAGCACATCACCCAGAACGGTAAAGAGGTCGTATTCGACACTCACATCGGACGCAATCAGGGTATCGGTGCACGTGGTGTACGCGAGGCTCTACCAGTAGCAGGCGCACAGAAGTACAAGCAGGCTCACCTATACCTCAAGAACCTATACGGTGCAATCGAGGTTGACGGACAGCTATTCGAGCAGGCTGCAGACAACTACAACTCATTCATCAACGTTGTTGACGCTGAAATCAAGGGTCTAAAGCGCGACCTAACTCGCGACCTAAACCGTCAGATTTACGGTGACGCATCAGGTACCCTCGGTGCTGTAAAGACTGCAGTTACCACTGCAAACGCAACCGTAGTATTCGTTGACGCACACTGGATTGAAGAGGGTATGGTTGTTGACCTACTCGACGGAACTGACCTAGTTGACGGTACCCCTACCGTTAAGAAGGCAGCCCTAGTTGTAGTAGCAGTGAACGAGACCACTGGCGCTGTAACCTTCGACACCACCACCACTGCTGCAGTAGGCGACATCATCGTCCGCGCATCAGGTGGCGCTAACTCATTCAACAAGGAACTAACTGGTCTAGGTGCAATCGTGGGTTCAGGTAACTCACTACACGGCATCGACGGCGCAACCGTTTCTTCTTGGAACTCAACCATCCGCACTCTTGGCTCAGTCGGTACCCCGGGTACCCTAACCGAGATGGACCTCATCTCGCTAGTACAGGCTGTAGACAAGAAGGGTGGCGACGTCGACGTATTCCTAGCATCACCGGGTGTATACAACGCTTACTGGAACTTGCTTCAGGGTATGCGTCAGTTCACCAACGGTGCAGGTCTAACTGGTGGTCAGCGCTCATTCACCTTCGAGGCTCTAGGTAAGCCAATCAAGTTCGTTTCAGACTACGCAGCTCCAAAGGGCACCATCTACGCGTTGTCATCGAAGGAACTTGTCATCAACCGCAAGAAGGACTGGTCATGGATGGACCGCGACGGTTCAATGTGGTCACGTGTTGCAAACACCGACGCATACGAGGCTCGTCTGTACCAGTACAGCGAAATCGGTACCTACCGTCGTAACGCACACGCTAAGCTATCGAACATCGCCGAACTAGGCGCATAATAGCTCAGTAAAAAACTCCCCCCTAACCGGTCCGTCTCGCTGGTTAGGGGGGTTTTTTACTACAATAGAAACATGATAAATTTTGCACAACTAGATGGTCTATACACCGACCAACAGAGACGGGTTGCAGCAGTCATCAAAGATGTATTCCCGTCAGTCCGCCTAATCCGTATGGAGCCGGGACACCCACAGTTCAACCCAGAGATGCCATTCGCACTCATCGACGAACCACCAATCGGGCACGCCTACCTAATCACCAACGTGCACGAGTCGGAGATTGACCACCGACTACTTGCACGCCTAATGGAATCCAACATGCACGACCCAGATTCCAAGGTAAATAAGTTACAATTGTTGGAGATGGCTCATGCAGCGTTAGAGGCGAAACGTGAAGAAGAATGGCGAGCTGAAAAGAAAGACATTCTGAAAAGCGCTCTCAAGTCCAATAAACACACTTGGACTCACGACGGTCAAACTCTAAGGAAGTAGAAATGCCAGCAGAGGAATTTACTCACACAGGTACAGATGTAGCCTCACGTGTTCGCACGGGATTCGGCGATTCCTCTGGCGCACAACTCGCAGACTCATCAATCCTCTCTTGGATTAACGACGGACAGCGCGAGATTGTAAACTCAAACCCAATCCTACGAGCAACAAAAATTACAGATGTGGTGGCAGGGCAGTCAGATTATAGCTTCCCTAACGATAAGGTGCTCTCAATCGAGGCACTATACATTTCAGGTTACCCACTGACCAACCTGTCACCACAAGCAGCACGCGAGTACATTCAGGCTCAAGACCCAGCAAAACTATTGAACTCTGAGCGCCCTGACGTCTGGTACGAGCGTGCTGGCATAATCACCCTATTCCCAGTACCAAACAAGACCATCTCAAACGGTCTAAAGCTAGAATACGTAAGTAACCCTATCAACCTAAGCGTTCTAAGCTCAGCCCTTGCAGTGCCAGACCGTTACTTCAACGAACTAGTCAGCTACGTCATCGCACAGGCACTAGAAATGGACGAGAACTACGACGCTTCAAACATGAAGCTACGCCAGTTCCGTGACGGTCTAGACCGACTATCAACCAAAGACACTATCTCTCAGGACTCGCAGTACACTGCAGTAATGGCAGACCCAGCAGATGCGTGGTACTAAATGTCACAAATTGTTCGCTCACGAAGCGCAACCCTACAACAGTTCACTGGCGGTCTAAACAACTACTGGGACCAGTCAGCAATTGCAGACAACGAACTAGCATCAATCGTAAACTTTGAGTTTTCAACCAACGGTGCACTTATGTCTCGCCCACCAATCTACGTGGATAAGAACGGCACAACCCCAGTCCTGACACCTGTAGCAGGTGAACCAATGGACATCCTAGGAACCTACATTCGTGCAGACGGGGCACGCTTCCTAGTCGTGGTAACCAACACCAAAACTTGGACATTCGACGTCCTAACCAAAGCATTCGTACAAATCGCAAACTTCAAAGCATCAGACTGCACCCAGTACCTAAACAAGATTGTCCTCTCGTCAACAGTTAGCGGACAAGGCGGATACTGGGAATCAGGCGTATTCGTAAACACCCCGTCAATGCCAGCACTTGGCGGTATTGAACTCTTTCAAACACGCTTCTTCGGACACGGCGTACAAGGCACCGCAAATGCCAACATTCTCTACTGGAGCAACGTCTCAACCGCAGGACCATCAGGAGAATCAACCTCAGTCTGGTCATGGGTAAACACATACAACAACCAAATGTATGTAGAAATCGGTGGCGGAGACGGTCAATGGATTACCGCAATCGCACAAGGCTATAACGACATCGTAATCTTCCGCAACCGTTCAACCTACCGCTACAGCTACGGTGACGTGCCAGAAGAAGGCACCATGCAAGCAATGCAGCAAGATATCGGTGCCGAATCACGACGCTCAGTGGTAAAGTTTGAAAACGCCCACTTCGTCCTATCCGGTGGCATACTTTACAAATACCAGAACTGGTTGTACTACCCACTAAATGCCGCTAAAGTAAAGTTTGAGGCATACGACTTCGGTCAAAGATTCCAGCACGCAGTATCCATCGTCGGAAGACGCTGTATTGTATGGCACAACGGGGGAGTGTTTGCCTACAACCTTGATACTGAGACGTGGAGCGAATGGGAAAGCACAAGCAGAGTCGCATACTATTGGAGCGTACCTCGACGCTCAGAAGAATTAGAAGAATCTCTTTTCTTTGGTATCAGTGGTGGCACTAGCGCAGCAGGCGCATCCGACTTTGCCATGTGGCGCATTGAAGACAAATCAACTAGCGCAGTAGGCACAGAAACCTTCAAGTGCTCAATCCGCACAAAGATTTACGACTTCCAATCACCTGTCGAATGGAAACGTCTATACATGTGGACTGCAGATATTGCAACCGCACTACCAGTTAAGGCAGTCGCATACCCTGTAGCCCTACCAGAAATGGCGTTGCAGTTGAACTGGGACCAAATCTCCAAAGACTATCCTGCAGAAACAGGGTACAAAACTTGGGACGAACTATCCCTAGACAACATTGACGACGTAACCTTTGGCACATGGGACAACCTAGCTAAGCCATCAGGTGCAGTATCAACAATCGTAGACGACTTCTCCGCCGGAGCAGTGCTAAGAATGGAAGCAAAGCTAAACCAGTCTCTACGCTTCCGCCGAATCTACTTTGAACTATACTTAGACTGTGACGGTACGGCGCTCACATCCCCTGTGCAAGTTTTCAGCATCACTCCAATGGTTGGTGCGAAGGCAAAGATTACGAAGGAAGCTAACTAATGGCTGGTGCTGAACGCAATGCGTTGCTAGGCAGCTTCGAATTCAACCCATACGCTGCAGGTAAAAAAGTTTACGGAAACATGACCCACGCACCTACACGTGGCAAAGTTGACAGAACTGGCTACGTTGAACGTGACGCACGCATAGCAGCAAAAAAAGCTGCAGTATTAGCCAAAATCAAAGCAAATAACACTGGCGCTTACGCTAACGCTAACGCACTAAGGTTCGGTAAATAATGCCTACAGCTGACTCCTACTGGAAAATTTACGCAAATGCACAGCCTGCAGCAAACGCTGCAGAAATGTCATCACGCCAAAACGCAAACCTTCTACTAAACGGTAAGCCGGGCGGTGTAGTTCCTGCTGTAGCACCAGCAAACAACTCAGAAGTGCTAGCACGCAGAAACGCAAACCTGCTTCTAAATGACAAGCCGGGTGGTGTGCTACCAGCCTCAGATTCAGCCCAGCCTGTAACCGCAAGTGATGCAACTTCTGGCTCGACTACAGATGGTACCGTTACCGGAACGCCTTGGTCACTTGAGGGCGACCCACTATACCAGCAGGGAATCCTGCAGGGACAGTCACAGTTTAACCTAGCCCGTAACAAGGCAATGTTTGACCTAAATGCTGAAACCTCACAAGCGTCACAGGACCGAAAAGCGCTAGACCTAAACTCTACCGAATCACGTCGCCGTCTAGCAGGTAACTATGCTGCTCGTGGAATGGCTGGCGGTGCAGCAGGCGCACTTACCCTCGCAGAAGCAGAAGCCAACGCACGACAGATTGCTGCACAAACATCCCTAAAGGATAAACTTTCAGCACTAAACCAGAACTTCCTAGAAAACTATGGAGATGTTAGCGCGGTAGACTCGGCTGGCAAGAGCACCTATGACTGGACTGGCACACTCGCTGGTCAGCAATACAAGACGCAGGCTGCACAGAACGCAATCACTGCACGACTAGCACAATACGGAGTAGCATAATGGCAGACGGCACCCCAACCACCCCAGCAGCAACTCCTGCAACTGCCGGATTTGCCCCAATCCCTGACCCAAAGCGCTCACCGCAGAGTTATGCAAACTACATGACAGCGCAGCAGAATCAGGCAGAAGCTGACCGTACCGCAAAAATTAACAGCAATGTCTCAGCCGTATACTCTCCGCTACAGTCACTTCTAACAACCCAGAAGAATGCTGCAACTAAGCGTTACGCTCAGAACCAAGCAGACATCACCTCAATCTTCGGTGCACTATCAAGCCTCACCGCAGCCGACACTGCACGCGTCAACAAGCAGTTCACTGACTCGCTAACCAAGCAGCAGACTGACTACGCAACCCGTGTAGCACAGCAGAACGCAGAAACTGCTGCAGGCACTCAGCAGGCTGTAGCAACTGGCGCTGAACGTGGCACTGGACCTGCAATGGCTGCTAACCCAATTCAGGCTGCTGCAGCACAGGGCAACGCAAATGCTAATGCTGCCCTAACTAACTGGCAGGGTCTAATGCAGGCTGAGCAGGCACAGACTGTTAAGGATGTAGAGAACCGTGGCACTGGCTACACCCAACAGAAACTTGGTGCTCTAAGCCAGCTATCAAAGAACTTCGAAGACACCCTTGCACAGTTCGACGCAAAGAGTGCAGACCTAGAGAGCCAGATGGCTCAGGCTAAGCAGACACAACAGGCTGCACTTGCAGCGAACGACTTTGAGGCTGCACAGAACGCTCAGAAGGCTATCGACGCACTTGACTTGCAGAAGACTAAGAATGACAGCGCCCAGAAGGTTGCTTCGATTACTGCTGAGGCTCGCCTAAAGGGAATCCAGCTGCAGCAGGCTGGAGCAAACTCACGCGCTGCATCGTCAGCTAGCAAGACTAAGTATGCACAGGATGTAGTTGGAACTATCAACCGCATTACTGACACCTATGGCGCAAACACTGCTAGCGCATTCCAGACAGCCCTAGATAACGTAACCTCAACGGGCAAGGACGCAAAGAGCGCTTACAACTTGTTCATTAAGAACTTTGCTAACAAGCCAGCATTCCAGAAGCTGCCTCAGGCAACTCAGACTGACCTAAAGGCAAGTATCAAGAATGAACTAAAGCGTCAGTTTGGAACTGGTACAGGAACCTTCACGCTAAGCGGAGTACAGTAACCCAAATAAGTTATACTGGACTAAATACAGTTTAGGACGGTCTTATCTTGGCAACTCCAAAAAAGGGTCTTGACTGGGGAAGTGGTAGCGGAGCAACTCCAGCACCAGCCCCAGCAAAAGCAAATGAATGGTCACTTACTCCAAGCGCACCTAAAACTGTTGTAAAGCCTGCAGTTCCTGCAGCCCCTGCAGCACCAGCCAAGTCAGCAAAAGTTGACGAAAGCCCATTTGCTAAATGGATTTCATCATGGGCAGCCCCAGCCGTAGAAGGCGTAACTAGCTTTGTTCAAGACACCCAAAAGAACATTGATAAGAGTCCAGCAGCAAAAACCACACAAGACATCGTAAACACTCTTGCTGGAAAAGTTTTTGGACCAATCGTCAGTGCAGGCTCAGCTATCCTGAACACGATGAACTCAGGCGCTGCAGCAACAGCAGGAGCCGACTACAAGCGTCAAACTGATAACGCAAAAGGTGTCATTACTAAGGGTGACCTAACTAACGCTGCACTACACGGCGAAAAAATCAATGGCGTAAAAGTAAAGATGACTGGACTAGGTCCAGACGGTCTACCTGTATACAACATCAAGCCAACAGTTGCAGACAACAAGGCTGCAGAAGTTGACATGTCTAGAAACGCTGCAGCATTCGACAACGCCACAGCATTCCTAACAAACAAAAGAACCATCTCGGGTATGGATGTAGTAAAACTACAGCAACCAAACCTAAGTGAACTTGACGCTGCAGGTCAGGGTTTCGTCTACGACCTAACCCACGACCCATTCCTACTAGTAAACCCAGTCAAGGTAGTAAAGGGTGTCGGCGTAATCGGAAGCGGTGTAAAAGCCTTCGCAAAGGGTGCCAACGCTGCACGCGGACTCGGACTGGTCAGCAAGGATGCCCTAGAAAAGGTTGCATCAAAAGCCCTAGAAGAAGGCAAGGCTGTAGACCCAGCCATCGCCAAAGCTCTAAAAACAGAACCAGTACAGCCAGTAGTCACAAAAGCAAAACCAATCGAAGCCAACCTAAAAAACCTAGGTGGCAAAATTGGTGAAGCTGCCAAGAGCGCAGAACAGGGCTACCAAGCAGTTCCTTACGTTGGCGAAAACAACTTAATCCTCGCTTCAGGTCTTGACGCGATGGCAAAGGTTCTAGAAAGAATCAACGCCCCAGCCAAACTAGAAGCAATGGCAAAGAGCCAAGTATCCGGAACCTTCAAGAGGACTCCAACAGCAAACATCATCCCAGATTTCAAAACTGGCGAATTCAATGTAATCGACGGTGTTGGAGATACCCTAGGTACCTTCAAGACTCGCGAACTAGCAACCCGATTTGTGAAACTACACAAGACTGGTCAAAGTGCTACTGGAAAGGTTCTACAGTCCCTAAAGGACCTACAGGACGTAACCAAAGACTCTGCAACTATCAAGGTAACCTCAGGCGAAGACGTAACAATCCAAGCAAACGTCCCACACGAGGCAGCCAACGGCAAGACCTACGTCTTCGACGGCACCTCTGTACGCGAATTTGACAGCACCCCACAGGCAGCCGACTACATCAAGGCAACCACAAACGAAAACATCCCAGTATCAGCAAAGGCACGCATCCTATCTGGCGTACCAGTAGTAGCTGCAGCAACTAACACAAAAATTAGCCTTGCAGATATCGCCAAGATTCGCCCAAAGACCGAAGACGAAAAGGTCGCACGCTCAATCCTCCGCAACGTAACAGAAGCCGTAAACAACGCAACTGGTGTACGCGCAGGAACCGAAGACGTAAAGTACGCAACCTTCGAAGAAATGATTCAGGGAATCGCTGCCGGAGACGTAATCTCAACCAAGCACCTAAAGAACGTAATCGAAGCCATCGACCCATCAAAGAAGGTCCTAGCCGACGTACGCAAGGCTGCCGAATCAGACGATGTAGCATTCCTACGCACAATCCTCTCAGGAGAAGGCGTACAAACAATGAACACCGTACAGCACAAAATTGTGCTCGCTGCAGACTTCGAAGAAATGGTTGGCGTAACAGGACTCGGCTACAAAGACGTCCTAGGAAACATCCTCACCGAACAAAGCGACGAACTAAAGCCACCAGCACTAGCCCCAACTAACAGCTTCGTCGCACAAGCAGAAGCAAGCGAAAGCCAACTAGCATTCGCCAAAACCCTACAAGATGGCGTCTCAGACTCAGGCGACATCGCAATGGAAGCAACCCACACCGCTTTCATGAAGATGGGCAAAACTAAGCAACAAATTGCCGAATCAAAGGGCGCAGTTACTGGCGTATCAGTCATGGACGACATTTACGAACGTGTAAGTGAAAAAGCATGGACTGGTCAGGCAATCCTCCCAGAGCAGGTAAACCAGACATTTGACGCAGATGTATTCAGCTCGATTGCCGGAATCACCCGCGACCGACTACGTAAGAGCAAAACCAAAATTGAAGACTTTGGTGGCGAAATGGTCGACTCAGTTATCCGCGAATACGAAAAGGTCTCAGCAGCACTAGGACTACAAGGCATCCGCATCCAGCGCAACAAGGTAGTAACCGCAAAGGTTGCAGCCGACGTCCTAGCAGGCGAAGACAAAAAGCACATCCTCTACCTACACACTGGCGACATCTTCAAAGCATTCAACACAACTGGTGGACGCGACCTACTAAAGAAGGCTTTCTTCTCAACCTCACAGGGTAAGAAAATGGAAGGTGACTCATTCCTTAACCTAAACTTTGGAGAAGCAGCCCGTCACCTACTAGAGATGGATGAACTTGGCAAGGTAGTCACCAAGAAGGAACTAGTCGAAAAGCTCCTAAATGGCATCGCAACCCCATCAATTGCCCCAACCGCAGCATTCGCAAAGAAGATGCCAAAGATTGCTGGCGAACTAGCAGACCACATGCTAAAAGCCGAAGTGACCTCAGCGCTAAAAGAATCACACCTAACTAAATCAATCGGTCTAGCAAGCCAGATGGTGAACTCTACCAAGAGCGTAGCTGACAACATTTTCGAAACACTATTCGCAGCCATGCGTCAAAACGTCCTAACTGGACGCATCAGCGAAATCGCACAACTAGAACTAATCCGTTCACACCTACGTCGCCTAGCAGTAGCGGGAGACTTCTTCAAACTAGGTGGTGGCGACATGGCAGAAGCAGCATTCCGCTCATGGTCACAAATCCTAACCCTTCGCGGACGAGTAGGCGAAAAGACCCTGCTAGATGACCAAGAATGGCAGAACTTCAGAAACTACCTAAACAGTTTCTACAAATACGAAAAGCCACAGGGTGCCACAAAGGCTGGCAGACTAGGCAACAAGAAGTTCACCAAAGCCCAGCAGGACACTGCAGCAAAGCGCCTAGAGACCGCACAAGGCAAATATGCCCTAGTAGTCAAGCGTGCCGAGAAAGCCCTCTCAGGAGGCTCTGAGGTTGCTGGCAAGTGGCGTGCAGACTACGCAAAAGCACAAGCCTCACTGGACCGTGCCCGTATAACCGCTTGGAACCACGACCTAGAAACATTCCACTACCTTGACGGCGAATGGGTGCCATCAAGCCAGTACAACTACGAAGACGCTGTACGCATCGCAACAGAACAAAACAGCACCTACCTGACTGGAAAAGCAGGCAGTCGCCCAATCGTAGACAGTATTCCAGTAATCCCAGAACACCGAGTCCTAAACACTCGCGAACGCAACGCCTTCCTCAAAAAGGAAAAAGCACAAATCGGTGAAGTACAGCGCGAACTCTCAAAGAGCAACCGCGAAGGCATCGCAGCCCAAATGCAGGCAGAACTAGACGCAAACGTATACGAGCGCCTAGGAGTACCAGAAGAACTAGTTCCACACTATGCAGTAGAACTAATGCACGCACGAGGCATCGCAGCAGACACCGACATCAAAATCGAACACCTAGCACCAGAGTTCGAACAAGATATCGCAAAAATGCAAATTGACAGCACCGCAGCTGGACTAAGCCTAAAAGAAAAGGTCTACGGTTTCAGCGGACAACAAGAAGTCAAAACAATCGCAATGCAACTAGAATCATCCACATTCCGCGTCTCAACCAGATTCGCAGCATACATGGATGACATTCGAGTACGCCACGCAAAACTATCACGTGACGAATTCAACGAAGGCATGGACCTACTACGCGACGGCAAGAAACCAAACAAGCGCACCAACCCAGCCGTCGCAGCATTCTACAAAGACATGAAGCCAGCCATCGACCTGCTCTTCGGCAACGAAACAGACAACGCATTCATCACAAACGGAATCACCGGAAAGCAGCTACAGCGAAGCCTAGAACAAATGGGACTAACCCCACGCAACGGTTTCTCTGATATTAGCAACTACTCATCAGGCGACCTAGTAAAGTGGCTTCGCGAATCACCATTCGGAAATCCAAAGAAGGTAGCTAAGGGAACTCAAGAAGAGAACCTACAGAACAAAGCCATTGAAAGTTTCCAAAAGTCTGAAATGGACCCACTACTTGCACTGACACAATTCATGCAAGCAGTAGCATCAACAAAGTTCCAGACAGGTCTAGCACACGGTTTCGCATCACGCTTCAGCTACCTAGCAGAGGGACTAACCTACGAGCAAGCAATCGCAAAGGGTTATGTAGAGATTCTTCCGGGTACTGGCGGAACAAACCTAATGATTGACTCACTACCAAGCCCTGCAGAAGGTGGACTATTCCCACCACACCTAGCAGAACAGTTTGGTACAGCAATTCGTAACTGGGACCTACAGTTCAACAAGCCACTTCCAGAGCGCCTAAAAACAGTCCTACAAATCCAAGGAATGGTAAAGGTTGCACAAACCATCCTCGCACCCGGATTCCAAGTAAACAACTTCGTAGGCGATGCAATCACAGCTCTAACCCGTGGCGTAACAAACATCGCACACTGGGGCATCGGAGCACGAATCTCCACCAAATACCTTGGTGAAAAATTCGCAACTGACTACAGCGCCGTAGCATTCTGGCAAGACAAAGCAAAGGTGGACCAGCGCAAGCTGGAACAACTACTACGCTCAGCCGGATTCGAGGGTCGCGAACTAGCAGAAACTGCAGGAAAAGACCTAGGTACCAAGGTATCAATGGTAGTCAAGGGCAAGCGAGTCACTTTCAACGACGAAGACATCATCAAACTCTTCGAAGACTCAGGCATCCTAGAAGAATCAGTTTACAAACAAGACATCGCAAACCTACGCGACAACCTATTCACCGACAGCAAAGCCTTCTCAGAAGACCTAGCAGTTGGAACAATCAAGGAACGCGCAGCAGCAGTCATCCGTAAAAACGAGCGCATCGCAACAAAACTACCCGGCGACCTACTCATGGGACACGCAAATGCAATCCGTGTAGCACACGCACTCAAAATCATCGAAGGTCGCTCATGGGCAACCATGCAAGATGCCATCGATGCAGCAGTAAAAGAACTAGCCGTCTACCACCCAACCGCCAAGAGCCTTTCAGCTTTCGAACGCAAATGGGGACGCCTAGCAACCTCTTACTACACATGGATGCGAATGGCACACGTCGCAACCTACCGCATGTTCATGGAGAACAACCGTGAAATTAACGCAGTAAACAAGGCTCTATACGCATTCAATGCAGCACAAGGCTACCAGCCACAAAACGTTGGAAGCGCATACCCAGACCAGCGTGCAGTCGCAGACTTCCAAGCAAAAACAGTAGGAACAGTACTAGGTAACGCAAACTTTGGTGGAGCAGACCTAACCCTAGTAGCAACCCCACCAATCATCTGGAACGACGTACTGAACTACTGGTCACTAAGCATCGACCTAAGCAAGCCACTAGAAGAAAATATCTACGGCATCGGCGCAAACGCAGAACCAACAGGAATCCTGCCACAAATCGGTGCAGACCTAACCAAGAACATGGCAATCGGTGGCACCAGCCTATACGAGATGCTATTCCGCCGAGACCTAAACGGAAAACCAGTCGAAACCAAAAACATCAACGACATATACGACAACTTCATCGCACCAAACCTTGGCGTATACTCAACCATAGGCAAAGTTAGCGGAACATACATTCCACAAAACAAACGCCCAGAAAACACCAAAAACCCATACACAAAAGACCAGCAAACAATCGACATGCTCAACCTACTATTGCGCATGCGAGTACAAAACCCTAACGACGCAAAGGTCATTAAGTCAGGAACACAACACCTAACCACACGTGTAAACGACTTCATCAAGAGACAAGGAAACAAATAATGGACGCAGTACTAGAATCATCACGCATCATGTTCACAAACCTAAACGCAATCTACGCACTCCACGCAGAACATGAAGAATGCTGCACACACTGCAGCGCCCTCAAAGGCTCAGAAATAGCCTACCCATGCCCAACAGTGTACCTACTGTTAAAGGACATGGAAGCAGAAAAGCCCGCCGAATAAGCGGGCTTTTCCTTTTACCAGCGAACCTAGTCGCCAGACATCTCCGACATCAAAGCATCAATCTTTGCCTGACGGGCAGCTTTACCGTTAGATGAAGTATCAGCAAGAAGTGCCTTCAACTCAGCCTTACGAGTATCCTTCGACTTGATAGAAGCCTCAGGGATAACCCACAACTTACAGACAGCCTCAGAGTCAATAGACCCCTCAACAACCTGACACTGGTTAGTTACCTCATTGAAAAAGACACAGTTGCCACACTTGATACCCTCAGATGCAAAAGGATTCTTTGCAAAATAGTGGGCACCATCAGCACCTGAACCCTGACTAAACATACCGAACTCAGTAGCAAGCTCAGCAATATCATCTGCCTGCTCCTTCTGACGGTCATTAAGCTGTTCGTACTCTTCCATTTATTTACCTCTCGCAGGGATTCTACCCTCAGCACGTAGTTTACTCAACTGAATTGCAATCGCCTGCTTCTTAGGCAGATAATCGCGCTTACCATCCTTCATGTGATAGGCAAGTTTTTCAGTGAACTTGTACGGCATTAGCCCCAAGGACCCTTTTTGCTAAAGCCCTGAGTGCCATCAAAACCATTGAACCCCGGAGACTTGTACTTGTTAGGGTTTGGCTTAGCAGGAACAGACTTCTTCAAAGTCTTAGCAGCCTTCTCAGCAGCCAACTTAGCAGCCAACTTAGCCTTAGCGTTAGCAGCAGCCTTAGCAGCAGCATCCTTAGCAGCCTTATCAGGATTCAAAGCCTTCTTCGACTGCTCAAAAAGGAGCTTACCCTGAATGTCGTTAGGGTCGCCCATCCAGCCTGAATTGTCAGCCATTACTTCTTCTTCCCAAGAGCCTTAGCAGCCAAAGCAGCAGCAAGAGCAGCATTAGCACGCTGAGGAGAACGCTTCATCATCTCTGCAGCAGCACGCTGAGGAGAACGAGCAGGGTTAGGAGTGTTATCCGCATTTGAACCCGGAGCGTTACGAGAGTCAGACTTCACAACAGGACGAGTAAAAGTGTTCGAACCCGGAGCATTACGAGAGTCAGCCTTAGCAACAACAGGGCTCTTGTTCGAACCCGGAGCATTACGAGAGTCAGGCTTCGGCGCTGGGCTCATGTTAGAACCCGGAGCATTACGAGAATCAGACTTTGCAACAACAACACTTCGGTTAGAACCCGGAGCATTAGCTGCATCTGCAACAGAAGGAAGGTTCACCTTAGTACCACGGAAAAGCTTCACACCCTGATTAGCAGCCTTCAACTTAGTCCAGTACTCACCAGTGCTCATACTAGTTGGCTTATTTGCAGCAGCAATCGACCAAAGCGAATCCCCGTGCTGCGCTGTATATGATGCCATTATTATTCCTTAGATTTCTTAGTCTTAGACTGAACAGTTTCGACAGCCTGCTTCATGTTTGCATCAAATTCGGCATCATCAAGAAAACCGTCAAGTGCATAATTAAATAGTAGCCCAACAGTGAGACCCATAAGCGAACCAGCAGCACCAAAAAGCGCAGACTGCAACGCAGAGAACCCCATCACGTTTCCGGCTCCCATAAAGCTCAGACCCGCAGCAGCAGTAAATGCCAAAATACGAGTAGTGCGCTTTACAAGTTTCTTAGAAGGCTTCCACATTAGCGATTAGCCTTCCGTGCAGCTAGCGCCTTCTCTTCAGCAGAACCCTCAACAACAGGTGCTGCGTCGACAACGGCAGGCTCAGCAACTGCTGCCACCTTCTTAGACTTAGCTGCCTCAACAGCCATACGCTTATCCAAAATCTCGAACGGGTCAAAGACCTTACCAGCAAAAATGCCCTCAAGAACGTTAGAACAGGTGAAGTGCAAGTGCCGACCATGCGACGCAGTGCCCGTGTTACCAACAACACCAAGTTTTTCACCAGCAACAACCTTCCGACCAAGAGCCAACGCAGGAGCATTACGCAAGTGCGAATAACCCCAAAAAGTACCCTTCTCATCCTGAATAACCAAAACGTTACCCAAAACAGTTGACCACTTGTTCATAACAACAGTTGCATCAGTAACAGCAATCGCAAACTCTGGAGGACCATCAACGCCACGGTGAGCATTAGCACGCTTAGTGCCATCAAAGAGAACGGTGTTACCGAACTCGCCACCCTTAGGAATATCCTTCTTAGGAAACGGGTAAACATACTTAGTCATAATTAGCCCTTAGCTATCAGTGTATAAAGTGCCGTCCCAAAACCAATAATACCACTCGAAAGGGCAGCCCACACAACTTTAGCCACCCAAGAATTCTCATCCTGATACTTCTCAACCGCACGCATACGGTCAGGCAAATCAGACATGTTACGCAAATCAGCAGCCAACTGAATCAGCAGCTTATTAGTTTCCTGCTGTTCCTTATACAAGTCATTGATAGTGACCTTCACGTGCATAATCTCAGGCTCAGACACTTGTCACCCACGTAGTACCATTCCAGACCTTCACAGACCCAGAAACCCAAGTAGAGCCGTCCCAAACCTTAGCCGGAGCAACAACCCATGTAGTGCCAGTCCATACACGCAACTTGCCAGCGGTAGGAGATGCGGCAACCGTACCAGAAAACGCCTGAGACGTAGACCCATACGAGTTACCAGCAGTAATGGTAAAACTGTAGGACTGACCTGCAGTAGTAGGGGTACCAGTGACCGCACCGGAAGAACTATTCAATGAAATGCCAGAAGGCAATGAACCAGAGCTGACAGAATAACTGCCAGAGTAATTCATGTTAGTGGCAGAAACACCATCCGAATAAGCAACATCAGCCTGAAAACCACCAAGCGTATTATCAGACCAGCTAGGCGGATAAGTCGGTGGAGGTGGCGGTGCAGACGGTGCAGTACCCGAAATTGAAGTCGTATAAGTAGTATTCGATGGCGGGTCAGTGATATGAACATCTACCGCATACCCTTGCGAAACAGAACCATTCGCAGCAACAGTAGACGGTCCAGCAGAAGTCACATAAGGACCATAAACAACATAGCCACCCGACATGCTATATGACGGGGCTGAATAGCTTACGTTATATGAACTTCCATTCCAAGTAAAGGAAACGGAACCGCCTGACCAAGCCATGTTAAGCTATCTGAATCCAAATGTCACCAACAGCCAAAGCCGTCGGCGTAGTTGACTGAGCAAACACTGTACGACCACCAACACGAGCCGAATCATAAACAGTACCCGAATTAGTCTTAGTCTGCAAAGCAGTAATCGCAGAAGCCTGAGAAGTATTCACACCCTCAACAGCAGTCGTACGAGTCTCCAAACTCGTAACACGACCCTCAACAGTTACAAAACGATTATCCTGAGTAACAGTCGACGCCTCAAGGATATCCAAGCGACCATCCTGAGCAACAGACTCAGAGTCCAACTTATCCCAGTTGTTATTAATAACAGATGTCTCAAACGGCTGATTAGAGCCAATGACAGCCTTCTGCAACTGAAGACGTGTAGTCGTCGTATATGACATAGTAGTCCTTAAAGTTAATCTACTCTTACCGTCTCAATAGCAATACTATCACTAACAGGCTCAGAAACCGCACCAAAATGGCTTTGACCCGACGCCAAAGCAATCAATTCCCTCGCAATGTTACGCTTCATCGCAGGGTCCAACACATGACGCAAAATAATATCCTGCACCTGCATAAGAAGCGCAGGCACATCCAAATTCGCCTTAGCATTCGGGTCAAACCGCCCAGTCATCTGATTCACATAAGTAATAGCCTTCATATCACCCTGCTGAACCAACTGACCCAACGCTTGGTCAGCCATAGGAAGAAACTTCTCCAAGTTCTCCTTAGACTTCACAGTCATCGCAGAAGCAAACTCCTTCTGACGCATCCAACCATCAATCTCAGTCAGGCTAATCTTCATCCGCTTAGCCAACACCTGCGGGCTAAGAAGATTCAAAGGATTCAAATAAGCTTGAAGGAACTGCTCCTGCCGAAGCGTGAGATTAGGATTGTTGGTAGTCTTGATACCCCTATCAGACAAAGAACGCTGGAACTTTGACGAGGACCAGACAAGCTCCACATCTTCCTTTGTAAGCTCGGCATCTTGGTCCAAGATAACCTGAGTCTCCAAGAATAACCCCTGCCGGTCCGCACTGATAGCAGATGCCAATACACGCTCAAAAAGAACCTGCTCCTTGGTTTTTCTTGGACTGGCAAGCTTAGACTCAAATTTAGACTCATCCACGTGGCAACCCTTCCAGCTCAACCAAATACTCCGGCGACACACCAACCACAGTCAACAACTTACCCGACATCACATCAGGCATAACCTGAGTCTTACCCGACTCGTAATCGCGGACAGTCGCAGGATTTATCCGCAACATAGACGCAAACGCCGTAGGCGTCTTCGCCAACTCCTTCCGCCACAACGCGAAAGATGGGTAATACTGACTCAGCACATACGGCGGCACCTCCAACAAATTCCTCGCTGCTGGACTCAAATTCGTCAACTGCGGATTGCTCAACCACTTCTCAATCTCACTCTCCAAATACGCCTCAGGAACATCGAGGATGGACGCAATCGTCCCAAGCAAACCCTTAGAAGGTCTACGCGTGCGCCCATCCTCGATAGCTGTAAGAGCGCTACGATGCACACCAGCACGCTGCGCCAACTGATTCTGAGAAAGCCCCGCCGTAATACGAGCAAGACGAACAGGATGGTCCGAAATTCTAGCCATTAAAAATCACCCCAAATCTCAAACACAATTTTTACAAGCACCAAAAGAGTTGCCAGTGCTACCAAAGTCAAAGGTAATGTCTCCATGCAATCGATAATAGCACGAATGATAGACAAGCATCGAAAATTGAATTTCTGGAGGAGTGATGCTAAGGATAGGGGACGGCTGGAATCGCCTTCACAACATGGCTAGCGTTGCTAGTGGTGCTA